CTCAGACCTGACCGACTACGTGCTCGCCGCCTACCTGGACGCGGCGGAGGAGCAGTCGCCCGGCATCGTGGACAAGACCATGGCCAACGTGGCCGGAGAGATCGACGACGCCTTGCGCCCGTCTTTCGTCATGCCGCTTTCCACCGTACCGGCGACCCTCACCCGCATCGCGGCGGTCATGAGCGCCTACCGCGTGGTCGGGGCCATCACCTCGCTCATGTCCTCGGAGACCAGCGGCGGCAATGAATGGATACCGCTGCAAAGCCAGTACAAGCAGGCCGTCAAGGACCTGGCCGCCATCCGCGACGCCAGGATGGACATCGGCCTGGAGGAGCTGGGCGAACAACCGGCCCAGGGCGAGGCCATGGCCACGGTGACCAGGCCCCGCATGGACTTCGGGTGGCGCTGATGGCCGGGGCGAGCTTTTCCATGCCCATGTCCGGGGTTTTGGGGGCCTTGGACCACGGCCTGCGCCGGGTCCGGCAAACCCAGGAGCTGGCCGAGGCCATCGGCGAGGCCCTGGTTTCGGGCACCCAGGCCCGCTTCGAGGCCGAAGAGGCCCCGGACGGCACGCCCTGGAAGCCGTCGATCCGGGCCAGAGTGGAAGGCGGCAAGACCCTCACCGATACGGCGGGCCTGAAAAATTCCATCGGCTATGCGGCGTCGCCGTCCCGAGTCGTTGTGGGCGCCAACAAGGTGTACGCCGCGATCCACCAACAGGGCGGCACCATCAAGGGCAAGCGCGGCAAGCTCAAATTCAAGGTGGCGGGCCGATTCGCGCAAAAGGATTCCGTGACCATCCCGGCCCGCCCGTATCTGGGCATAAGCGCCGAAGACGCCGCCGAACTCAGGGCCTTGCAGGAGGATTTCCTGCGCCAGGTGCTCTTGGGGAGATAACCGATGCTCGATTTGTACCTGTCCACGATCACCGAGGCCGCCAGGGCCGCTGGCATCGACGAGGTGCGCGAAAACCCCCGCGACCCGGAAAGCAGGCTCTTGCCCCTGCCGCGCGTAGACGTGGCCTGGGGAACCGAGCGCATCACCCGCGACACCGGCGCGCTTGCCGCTTTTCCCACGCCCGGCAGCGAGGCCACGCACCGCACCCTGCGCCGCCGCCGCTTCCGCCTGGTCCAGCCCGTCACGGTCACGGTCTGGGCCGGAGACAAGGCCGTCGTGGAAGAACTTGCGGACCAGGTGCTCATGGCCATGCCCAGGAGCCTGCCGGATACGTCCGGCAACCGCGTGGCCGTCCGGGCCGAGCGCGCCGTATGGGGCGGCTTTGATACCGGCGTGGTGGACGTCATGCGGCGCTACTCCAAGGCCGTGGACATCACCTTCACGGCCCTGGCCGCACGCGACCAAACCGGGCGCTGGATTTTGGACGTTGCAAACAACGTAACCCATGGAGACGACAATGGCCAAGAAGCAACAGACTGAGGAAACGCGCGCCGTGGCCGCCTGGGCCAGGGAGCGCGGCATGGAAGACTGGCGGCTGGCGGGCGTCTTGCGCCTGACCGGCTGGACCGCCGACAAGCACGTGACCGCCCGGAAGTTCGATGACGCCGCCGCGCGTTTCGCTTCGCGCCGGGCCGGAGGGAGGTAGACATGGGCCGCAAGGACGTATTCGAACACCTGATAGACGGCACCAGCGGCATCATTCGCGGGGACGTCACAGGGGCCGCCATGGTGGTCGGCGTGTGCAGCGCCGGGACACCCGGCAAGCTCTATTACCTGGACCGGGAATCGGACCTGGCCGGGCTCCTGGGAGCCGGGCCGCTGGTGGACCGGCTCGATGACATCTTCGCCCGCTGCGGCCAGGACGCCGCCGTCATCGCCGTGCCCGTGGCCGGACGGCCCGCCGGGGGCATCGGCCCGGTCACCCAAACCGGCCAGGGTCCCGACGCCCATGTTTGCGGCGTGGCCAGCGCCAATGCCGACGTGGTGGTGGAAATCGTTGACGCCGGGGGCCTTGGCGCGGCCACTAGCAAGACCTCTCTGGACGGCGGCCAAACCTGGGGCGGCAGCGCCCAGGTCCCGGCCAACGGGCAAATCGCCATCGAAGACACCGGCGTCACCCTGGTCATTGCCGACGGCGCGCTGGAAGCGGGCGCGCGCTACGCCTTCACCGTGCGCACGGCCATCGGCCCGGTCGCGCAGACCGGCGAAGGGCCGGGCGTCAGCGTATCCGGTTCCGTGCTTCGCGGCGCGCATGTGGCCCTTAGAATCACGCGCGCCGGAGAACTCAACGAGGGGCAATACCAGCTGTCGCTGGACGGCGGGGACACCTGGGGGCCGGTGCGCACCTTGCCCGTGGACGCGTCCATGGCGGCGGGCGACACCGGCGTGACCATCGCCCTGGAAGCCGGGGCCTATGAACTCGGGACCACCTACGCCTTTACGCTTTTGGAACCCGCGCCCTCCATCGCCGACGTGGTGGACGCCATCGAAACGCCCCTGGAGACCGTGGACCCGGAATTCGTCCACGTCTGCGGGGCCACCGATTCCGTTGATTGGGCCGTTTTGGGCGTGTTGGCCGACGAACTGTGGGCCAAGCACCGGCCCACGTTCTTCACCTGCGAAACACGCCTGCCCATGGACGGCGAGGACGTAAACGATTGGGCAACGGCCATGATCAACGAGCGCGGCGGCTTCGCCCACCGCTTCGTGGCCGTGTGCGCCGGATTCGGGGAAATCGCCGACCGGAAGGGCCAGACCATGCGCAGGAACGCGGGCGGCCTTCTGGCGGCCCGGCTCCTGGCGGTCCCGGTCATGCGCGACATCGGGCGCGTCCGGGACGGGGCCGTGAGCGGGATCACGCCGCCCGAGGCCATGAGCGAGTCCATGCAGACGCAGCTTGAGGCCGCCGGTTACATCACCCTGACCCGCTACGCCGGGCTCCGGGGCGCATACTTCGGCACCGCCCGCACCATGGCCGAGGACACCAGCGACTACCAGCGCCTGGAGATCGTGCGCACCACCTTCAAGGCCGTGCGGCTGATGCGCATCCAGGCGCTCAAGTCCCTGAAGGACGAGCTTGGCGACCCGCTTCTGGGCGGCGACGCCAGCGGCCTGGCCTACCTGCGCGCCGGGCTCGGCGCGGCCCTGGACACCATGGCCAAGGCCAAGCCCAGGGAGCTGATCGGCTACGAGATCACGATCCCTCCGGGGCAGGACTTCGTGAACAACGGCGTGGCCGTGAAAACCGTGCTCATCGGCGTCCCGATCATCGACGAAATCAACCTCTTCACCAACTACACATACGCGGGCGGCGTGTTTGACCCGCGCGTAAGCGGTTGATGATCCCGTGCTGGCTGCGTTCCACAAGACAGGGCAAACCCTCATGTATCAGAAAATACACTTCGGCCTTGCCCCGCCTTGTGCGCCTTGCCAACCCGGCCCCTCAACCACCTACGAATAAAGGAGGAATCCATGGCGGCAACCGTAACCATCAACGGCCAGGTCCACGATTGGGAGTCCGTGACCATCACCGGCCCCCAGGGCGTGTTCACCGGCATCAGCGAAATCAACTGGAAGGCCACGCAAAAAAAGAAGCGCGTCTACGGGCGCGGGGCGGTGCCCGTGGGGGCCGCGCGCGGGCAATACGAGGCCAGCGTGGACATGACCCTCTTGGCCACTGAATACGACGCCCTGACCGGAGCCCTTTCCGGCGGCATCTTCAAGACCCCGTTCACCGTGGCCGTGGCCATGGAAACCGAGGGACTCAAGACCCGCGACACCGTGCTCAAGTCCATCCTTATCGACGACGTGGATGAAAGCGCCAAGCAGGGCGACGAGGAACTGACCGTGAAGCTTTCGGGCAGCGCGGAAATGATCGAGCGCAACGGAACCCCGGACTACGAATAACAGGAGTTGGACATGACCGAACAGACCAAGAACGCGACCCCAAAAGGCCAGGGGCAGGCCTTTGCCCCGTTCACCGCCGACTTCGAGGGCTTTGACGGCGAAGAGCGCCGCGTGACGTTGCGCTTCAAAAAGCCGGGCCGCAAGGAGCTCATCCAGATCGCCAAGGCGGACAAGGCCAAGCAATTCGACGTGGCCTGCAACATGCTGACGCGCATCGCCCACCCAGACGACCAGGAAACCGTCAAGGAGATCATCCAGGACGAGCCGGTCCTGGCCATGTCCTTTGTGGACGTGGTCATGCGCCGGTGCGGCGCGGGGGTTGTGGAACCGGGAAACTGACGCGGATCAAGGCGGCCGTGAGCGCCAACGCCGCCTTGGTCTATTCCGACCTCGTGGCCTTCTGGCTGCGCGAGGAACCAAGCGAGGACTTGGAGGCATTCGCGGAGCAGGCGGCCCGCGCGCAGGTGATGGAGGAGCGCTACATGAACAAGCTGGCCGAAAGCCTGGCCAGGGTCCTGGCAAGGCTGTTCGAGGGATAGCATGGACATCTTCGACGTATTCGCCTCATTCAACCTCATCGACAACTTGAGCGGCCCCCTGGGCCGCATCCGTTCCGCCATGGGCGGGACCAATGCGGCGGGCGGCAAACTGGCCGACACCATGGGCGGGCTGACCAAGCGGCTGTTGCCCCTGGCCGTGGCCGCCGGTGTCGCTTTAGGGGCCTTGGTCCCCTGTATCGGCACGGCGGCGGAATTCGAGGCGTCGTTATCCGGGCTTGGCGCGATCTCCCGCGCCAGCGCCGGGGACATGCAAGCCCTCAAGGCGTCCGCCCTGGACCTGGGCGCGTCCACGGC